TTGTAAAGTGTTTGCAGGTTGTTACTTGCAGGGATTAACTTTTGTAGTGTGTAGCTTGGCGCTGTCGGCGGTGTTGTCCCGTTTTGGTAAATGTAAAGTTCAACTTTACTTCCTGATTGCCCTACTTCGTTAACCTCTATAATAAATGGTGAACGTGCGTAAATGTTAGTAGCCATAATTCTTAAAATTTTCTTTCATTATCGTATCAAAAGTTTCTTGCGCTTCAAGTCCGTAAGCGTCTATTAATTCGTTAGGTAAGTTCTTAAATGCGTACTTAAACGGCTTAGTAAAAAACATCGAAGGCTTTATTCCTTTTTGCCAAATTGAACGCGTAATAATCATTGCCGTAGCGTTAGAACTTAAGAACCTTCCATTGTCGTCCCTAAATTGGATTCGTCTTTGCTTAACCCATTTCTTAATGCCTTCAGTTAAACCGCCTTTTTTGCCAGTACCTGAACCGAACTTAAAACCGCTTAAACTTCGTCCGCTTCGTACTCCTCGAACTCCTTGGTCTTGATAAAATCCGTATTCTTCCATCTCAAAGAAAAAACGAATTGAGTTAGGCATTACTTTTATTTCTGCGCCTAACGACTGCTTAAGTTTACCTGAAGCATTTTTACTGCGTAGGTTGCTTTTCGCCTTTGCTATTACATAGTCGCGAAATTCATCGAGTGCTTTAAGTTGTAACTCCTTTTCCATTAACAGCGTGTCATATCGTTCGGGAAGTCCACATCGAAAGTCATTGCCCAACCTGCTAAGTAATTTTCAAAGCGTTCTATAAAAGGTTCGCATACTGGCGCACCGTTCAAGTGGTAAAGGTTATCCCATATATTTCCGTGTTTAAGCATTTCAAACGCTCGGTTCAAAATTGCTAACTGCGTATTAAGTACGTCTATTTCGTTGTCCGAAGTTTCAAACTTTGTTGTCGGTTCTTCTTTACGTTGGCTTACGTTATCCATAGCCATAAGCGTTACATTCGCAGTCATTACGTTGTCGTTAAACGTAACTTGGTTTACCATAATGTGAACCAACGGGAATAAGTTTTGTTTACCTAAATCCACGTTAAATATCGAACCTTGCGTAATAGTATTAACTAACGGGTCGGAAGTAAAGTGGGTGTTAAGTTCGTTTAGTAAGGAGTAGTAACCATTCATTTGTTATTCTTTTTTATTTCCATTAATTCAATTTCGTTTTTTTCTGCTTCGAATGTAAGATAGGTAAGACACTTATATAATCCGTATTTAGTAACTTCGTCATATCGTGTAAGGTCTCCCTTAGCAAGTCCGTAGATTGAACTATACCAACCCCATTTTTTCCCGAATTGAGTTCGTGCGCTAAAGTCGCTTGTTCGGTCTCGCTCATCTTCTTCAACTCCGTCTCTAAATAATTTAGGGTAGCGCTTAATAACTCGCTTCCTAAAGTCCAAAAAAAAACCGAAGCCGAAATCGCTACGTCCATTGGCGCGAACTTCATTAACTCGCCGTATTCCCCTGCGCCAGTGTATTCAATTATTTCGTATTTTTCTCCGTCTTTAATTTTAATAGGTCGGTACATTACCGCCATAGCTTTATGGAAATCATCCCACTTTGCTAAGTAGTTGTCTAAATCCACGTACTCCCCAAAACTTATATTCTCAAGGTCGGTAATAAACCCGAACTCAAGGTCTTTAATCTTAAACGTAGGCTTAAATTTTGGTTTTTCCGCGAATATATTACGGAAGTGAACTATTAAGTCGTTAACGCTTGTTAGTTTCATTTTAACAACGTCCTTTAGTTCTATTCCGCAAAATATCTCTATCATTTTCTGCGCTATAAATTCCTCATCGTTTGAAGATTGCTGCAACTTCAGGAACTTTTGATAGTTCACTAAAGGGATTTCACTAATTGAACTTGGTACGGTTATTTCTAACTTCATATAGTTATAATTATTTATTCGTGTTTTTGTAATTCATAACGTGTTCGTGTGCCTTAATAAGCATATCAAAGTGAGCGGTAAATCGTGCCATATTGTTAAATACAATTCTAACTCGTTTGCCAGTTCGTTCGTATATGTAAGATTCCACACGGGTAATCATTACTTGTAAATCGTTCGTTTTATCGTATTGCATAGCTTCCGTATGTTGCGCCTATTCCAAGTGTTTCCATTTCGTGGTAACGTAGTGCGTCTATTGCGTGGTTATTAAAGTCTATAGGATGTCTTAGTCTTCTTCCCGTTTTGTCCGTGTCCCAAATATACGAACGAAGTTCTTTGATTAAATCCACGCTTTGGCTTGTTATTAAATAATCTTGGCGCTGCATTACATCGATTCCGTAGTTAATTGAGTCCTTGCCCTTGGTTACTCCTTTAATTGTTATTCCTAAGCGTCTTATTTCTTCGATTGATTTCGGCTCGGAAGAATCCGCATATACTATTACGTTTTTTGGTAGGCGCTTCGCTATTTCACTATTGACTAATCCATTTTGGTAAACTAATTCGTTTACTATTCTTTGCCCGTTGTATGCGTATATTTCAATTATCGCGGTCGGGTCGTTTGTATATCCAAAGTCAAGTCCTATACCTAACAACCGCGCTTCTTTTGGTATCGTGTCAATTATTTTCCAATTACTGAAAACAACCCCTTCTAACATTCCGAGTTGTCCTTCGCCGTAAACTTTCCACCAATTCGCCCAATAAGAACTTGTTTTTGCTTTGTCTCGGTTTTTTTCGATTTGTTCTACTATACTTTGGTCTAAGGCTTCGTTATCTTTGTAAGTTAGAATTAAAAAGTCCGAATCGGGTTCGTCTTTTAGTTCGGTGTGTACCCAAAATTCGTTAGCAGGGTTGAAATCTAAATAAACTTCCTTCCGTGTTCGTATAGCCAACTCGTTGTAAGCGTCAAACGTTACATTATTACATTCGTTAATATAAAGAATGTCGCGCCTTGCACCACGGAGTTTACTTGAATCGTCTGCGGAAAAGAATTCGATAACCGAACCATTTGCGAACTCATAACGAAGTAAAGATTTGTTAAACCTATCTTCGAAGAATCTGCCCGTCCATTTCATTATCTTTAAGAAGTCCTTTAACGCACCCCTTCTTAAATGTGGTATAGTTTCCGCAACGACGCTTATTTCGATTCCTTCAGTTCGTGCAGCTCGGTCAATTAACACGGGTAGAATTCCAAACGTCTTACCCGCTGAAGTTCCGCCTTGAATAATTTTAACGCGGTTCTTAAGATTGAGTATCTTCTTGATTGCCGTCGTTTTCCGAAACATATTCCCATTTATAACCACAAGCAGTTTTGCGATATTGTTTTTTATTTAATACCTCACTAATTCTTGGTATTTTATATCCTGCATCTCCAATTAAATGTAATGCATCCCAAATTTTAATTAATTCATTATTCAAAGATAATTGTTTAATCTTTTTTTTATTTGAATGTCTAATATTTAATTGATTTGTAGTCCATTCTAAATTAGAAGCATAATTATTTAAATGATTTTCATCAATGTGATTTATAATAGGATAATTATTTGGGTTTTCTATAAAATGTAATGCAACAATTCTATGAGTTGGTTTAAATACTCTTTTACCATTAATCATTAATCCGTGGGCTTTATATTTTTTTCTACCAACAAAACTTCCTTTTAATATTTCATTAGTTAATTTATTTTTAATTCTACCGTAATTACTCACTTCATAATTGTTAGCGAAATTTATTTCCTTCCAAATTTCAATATTATTCATCTTCATTTTTATTAGTTTCCTCAATATCTCCAAATAATGGTTGTTCTACGTTAGTAATTTCTTTTTTCTCCACCAGGTTATTTAAACGCGCCGTAATGCTTGGGTTATATATTCCTGCCATACCACCGCCAATTTGGTCGTTTCGAACTTCCTTGCGTATACGCGTAAGGATAGTTGAAAAACGCTTATATCTATTATTTGAATTCGCAAAATAATTAGATAGGTCTTGTATTATTCCTAAGTCCGCGCAATAACATTCAAAGCCTTCTATGGTTAACGGACGTTCCAGTTCGCTATATTCGCTTCTTCCTTCTTTACCTACGAATGTATGTTTAAGAATTGGGTTTTGCTTTACTTGTCTTTTGTACTCTTGGAATAAATCCCAAAGGTGTTCGGGGGATTGTATCTTAGTGCTTCCTAACGGTCTTGCCATTGTTTTCGTTTTTTGATAAGTTTTCTTCATAAGTAGACGAACAAACCGCCAAACGTTGGTCGGTGTTATCGTATTCTTTTACCATTACGTCGTCTACCATACAACGTTGCACGAATTCTTTTTTAGATTCGTCTTTATTCGGCTTCGGTATCGGCATCTTGTTCGGCTTTATATACTGCGTAAAGTTGATTAAGTTTGTTTACTATTTCACGTAAGCAAGAACCGCACGAAGTTGGTTGTACTCGTTCGTGTAAAACTCGGTTGTAAATCTTTAGTAACTCCCGTTGTTCGCTTGGACTTACACTGCTACGTCCACGGTTGTAAAACGTATCTAAGTAAGCGTATTCGTCTTCCGTTAGGCATTCAGGTTTCTTATATCTCCAAAGTTCGTTAAGTTTTGCTTTGCGTTCATCGCACCCGCAATCTTCGCCCATTACCCATTTAGCAACTTTTGCGATTCCTGTAACTTCTAAAATGTTTTCGACGGTGTCGCCTAATCCTTCCGCTTGTTTTTTTCTTGGTCTTCCCATAACTTATTTATTTAATTAATTCGTAATCCTCGTTTTTGTAGTCCGTGTAATCTTCTCCAACGGCTATTCTTATTTTTTGTTTGCAGTTCTTTAGCGTGTTAAAAATGCTACTTGAACTTATTTTCGTTTCGGCTGCAATATCCCTTATGCTTAAATCCGTGTCGCGATATAGTTCGAATAACTTTTGGTCGTACCAATGCCACGAATCTACTTCGTTTTCTATTTTACCCAATATCTTTAAGTAGGCTTCGTGTTTATCTAATTGGCTTGGTTCGTCTTTTATTTGTATCGCCTCAATATCAAACCCCTCAAACTTTCCTTTATTACGAATAGCATAAAGATACATATTACGAAGAGTGAAGTACATAAATCCTTTATTGATTTGCCCATTTGTTATTACGTTTTCGGGTTTCGTGTATTTGTATAATCTTAGGTAACATTCTTGCACAAGGTCTTCAGCGTATAAATCTTCGCCGAAACTTTTAACCAGTTTTACCCATTCTTTGTGGTCTTTTGCCACGTCCTTAAGCCATTCCATACGCTTAGTTTGTTGTCAAATATAATGATTAATTTCTAATCACAACAAAACATAAAAAAAAGCCACCTTATTCGGGTGGCAATCCATTGTAAAAACGATAAACAAACGCGTCTAACTTCTTGGCGGTTTCTAAACTTACAGGCTTACCGAGTAAGAACCTATCTAAGTTGTATTGGTGCATTTTGTGTCCTCGTTCTTTTATTTCGGTTACTATTTGATTCCGTGTTTTCGTTTCGAGAATCTTACGCAAGTAACCTCGAAGTGAGTAATCGTCTATAAACATAACTAAAAAGGTAAATCGTCTTTTTCAATTATTTGCGTGTGGACTTGTTTCGGGGATTCGTTCACGTAAGGCTCACTAAATGAACACGAAAAATATTTAGTTCCTTTTGAAGATTCTTTAAGCCATAAGGCTATTTCCATTTCTTTTCCGTTTACGTTTACTTTTCCTCGGTAGTCGGGTTGGTTACCTTGTTTTTTGTCATTTTTAAAGATTGCACCCGTGTTTACTTTTGTTTCCATTTGTTATTTATTTAAGTTTATTTCGTGTTCTTGTAGGCTATTAAAAAAAGTTTCTCTTATGCGTTCAACCATTTGGTATTCATCTGCGTTTAGTTCTTCGTATTTCCATAGCTTACGTAGTTCCGTTTGCATTTCCCAAAGAACGTTTAACATAGCTTGTCCTTTAGTTGCGCAATAGTATTCCGCTTCTTCGTCAGGTAAGTTAAATTCTAGTTTTGCTTTCATATTTCCTTTTTAAGTTTTTCTATGTACAAGGTCGCATCCATAAGTTCTTCTTGAAGGTGGTTAAGCCACCCTATTAAATCCACGTCTTTTCG